GGATATGGTATTTACCGACCCGCCTTATGGAGTTGACGTTGTTGGCAGTGGTGGGACAATAGGCGGTAACACTAAAAATGCAAAAGCAGGAAACTACTCAAAAGTTATTGGTGACGATAAGCCTTATGACCCAAGTCATATATTTTTGTTTGACTGCTTTATATTTATATGGGGAGCTAATTACTTTTTGGATAAACTTCCATCAAGAGGACAGTGGGTTGTTTGGGACAAGAACAGACCTGAAGGAACTACGTTTAGCGATTGTGAGTTGGCTTGGACTAATGGAGATGGGATAGCGATTAAAAAATACAAATGCACTTGGGATGGCTTTCATCGAGAGGGAGAAAGTGAAAAGAGAGTTCACCCCACACAGAAGCCAATAAAATTATGCAGCGATATATTAAACAACTTATCTAAGTTGAATCAAATTATTGTTGACCTATTTCTCGGCAGCGGCTCTACGATGGTAGCAGCACACCAACTGAACCGCAAGTGCTATGGTATGGAACTTGACCCGAAGTATTGCCAGGTTATTATTGACCGAATGCACAAGCTCGACCCCTCACTTGAAATTAAAATAAACGGAAAGCCTTATGACAAGTAGTGACATCCATAAAAAGGCAATGCTCGATGCGTTGGAGAAATCTTTAGGGGTTGTGACCTCCGCTTGCAAGAGCGTTGACATCGCAAGGGAAACCCACTACCGTTGGATGCGTGAAGACCCAGAATACAAAGCAGCAGTCGATTCAATCGCAGACGTGGCTATTGACTTTGCAGAAAGCCAGTTGCATAAACAAATCAAAGAGGGTAACTCCACCGCAACCATTTTCTTTCTTAAGACCAAGGGCAAGAAGCGTGGTTACATTGAGCGTCAGGAAATTGATGCCGTAGGCGGTAAGTTATTCCAAATAGAGGTGCTTGGAGAAGATACGAACGAATAAGGTATTTAACCACCTGCAACGCAGCGACAAGAAGATTGTTGTTGAGCAAGGCGGTACACGGAGTGGGAAAACTTACAATATCCTACTCTGGATTATTTTTGAATATACCTATCGAAATACAGGCAAGACCATCACCATTTGCCGTAAGTCGTTTCCTTCGCTTCGGGCTTCGGTTATGCGTGACTTTCTCGACATCCTACGTGCCTACGAATTGTACAACGAGGAATACCATAACAAGTCCAGCAACGAATACCACCTAAACGGAAACCTTGTTGAGTTTATTTCACTTGACCAGCCCCAGAAGATACGTGGCCGCAAACGGAACCTTCTTTACATCAATGAGGGTAACGAGTTGTTTTACGAGGACTGGCAGCAGTTGGTATTCCGTACCGATGGGCGTATTATTATTGACTACAACCCCTCCGACTCGTTTCACTGGATTTACGACCGAGTTATACCCCGTGAGGACTGCGACTTTTACCAAACAACGTACAGGGACAACCCGTTTCTCGACAAGTCGATTGTTGACGAAATCGAACGCCTACGAGACACAGACGAGGACTACTGGCGCATCTATGGCTTGGGTGAGCGTGGAATGTCAAGAGCGACCATCTTTCAGTTCGGGCAGGCCGAAATACCAACAGAAGCAAAACTTATCAGTTATGGACTTGACTTCGGTTACACCAACGACCCAACCGCACTCGTGGCCGTTTACCAGTTGGAAAACAACTTATACCTTGACGAACTCATTTACCGAACTGGACTCACAAACCGAGACATTCACGCCCATTTTCAGTCATTCAGTTTAGACCGAAGGGACGAGGTCTTTGCCGATAGCGCAGAGCCAAAGTCTATTGACGAGCTGCACCGCTTCGGGTGGAACGTAAAACCAACTGTAAAGGGAGCCGACTCGGTAAACGCAGGAATTGATATTCTAAAACGGCATAAGCTATTCGTAACGCCACGGAGCAGCAACCTAATCAAAGAACTCCAGAATTACAAGTGGGTTGAAGACAAGAACGGAAACCTGCTTAATAAGCCGATAGACGCATTCAACCACGGAATCGACGCTGCACGTTATGCGGTAGCAAATAAGCTCTCTAAACCAAACTACGGTCGCTATAACGTCCGTTGAGTTATTTACCTATGGAACTGAAATTAGTAGTACCTACGTCACTTGACGAAATTACGTTGGAGCAATACCAACGCTTTGCCCGTATTGAAGGGGACGAAGAGTTCCGCCAAAAGAAGATGCTTGAAATCTTTTGCCAAGTTCCTTTTTCCGACTTGCCAAAGGTTCGCCTTGTGGACGCTAACAACGTCCTAACCGTATTGAGCAAGACCCTAAACCAAAAGCCAGACCTTACCAAGTTCTTCGAGTTGAAAGGAACGAAGTACGGATTCATTCCTGCCCTTAACGATATTTCGCTTGGTGAGTTTGTTGACCTTGACAACTATATGAAGGACTGGGCTACGATGCACCGAGCTATGGCGGTATTGTACCGACCCGTCACCAAGGAGAAAGGCGAACGCTACGACATCGAGGACTACACGCCAGACGAAGGCAGGGAGGAACTGTTTAAGCAGATGCCCGTATCGGTTGCCTTGGGTGCGATGGTTTTTTTTTATCGTTTAGGGAACGTATTAGCGCAACATACACTAAACTCTTTGGCGAAGGAAGCGAAGACATCTACACAAGAGAAGCACAGTTTGGACAGCGATGGGGATGGTATTCCAGCATCTATGCTTTGGCTAACGGAGACGTCACAAAGTTTGAAGCAGTCACTCGACTACCTATTCATCAATGCTTGACCTACCTAACCTTTGAGAAGGAGAAGAACGAAATCGAAATGCAAAAATTAAAGTTATGAGAAGTTTCTACCAAGCCACCGAGAAAATAAACGACTACCTGACCAGTCACCCGCTGGTAAAGGTGGTTACGTTTGGCGATATATTCGACGTTGACCTAAACAAGCAGACCATCTTTCCGCTGGCACATATTATGGTGAACCAAGCCACGTTCTCCGACCACGTAATTCGTTTTAATGTATCGGTTCTTGCTATGGACATCGTGGACGAAACGAAGCAAGATTTGAGAAACCAAAACGAGCCATTCTTCGGGGTAGATAACCAGCAGGATATTTTGAACACGACCCTTGCAATCTTGAACGGACTTCAGTCGCAGTTACGCAGGGGCACGCTGTACACGGACAAATACGAAATCGAAGGAGACGTAAGTTGCGAGCCATTCACGGAAAGGTTTGAGAACTTGCTAACGGGTTGGAACCTGACCTTCGACTTGATTGTACCAAACACCGAAATTAGTATTTGCTAATGGCAAGGCAGGAGTTGGTCGAGGCGGTTCTTAATAAATTCGCAAAGCGTGTAATTCAACAGGCGAGGCAAAATCTTACCAAGAAGAAAAAGAACGCATCCAAGGAACTTTACAACTCGTTGGACTACGACCTATCCGTAGGCCCTAATTCGTTCTCCCTGACCTTTGAAATGGAGGACTACGGGGAGTTTCAAGACAAGGGCGTAAGCGGTGTCAAGCGTAAGTACAACACGCCGTACAAATACACCAACAAGATGCCACCACCCAAGGCATTCGCTCAATGGGTAGTCCGAAAGGGGCTTCAAGGCATCCGAGACAAGCAGGGGCGTTTTATCCCACGGAAGTCGCTGCAATACTTGATAGCAAGAAGCGTGTACAACAACGGTATAAAGCCGAGTTACTTTTTTAGCAACCCCTTCAAGGTGAACTTTAATAAACTACCAAAGGAATTAATCGAAGCGTTTGGCCTTGGCCCAGACGACTTCCAAGCATTTACACGTAAATAATGGGACTTCCAATAGCCACCTTCCCCGCCTCGTTACAATTAACAAGGTCGCCTATCTTCATAACGCTAACCAAGGGGAGTGCCGTTAACGACGGCCTCGTTGACGCTACGCTTGTTCTGCGTGTGTTTACTGGCAGCAGCGCATCAAGCCCAACAGCTGACTACACCCTATTCAAGACGAGCATCGACGATGCGCCTATTACGTTTGAAATTAGCGACCTTATCCGTGAGGAAATTGCTTCGGTATTGAAGAACGGAGCAATTAGCGACTGGGAAACAGCAACAACCGAAGTAGTTTGGTGCAAGTTTACTCTTTCGTCTAACTACGTGAATGCAGGCACGCCTGCGTCTGGTGTAATCCAAAGCAACCAGTCCTTCTTATGCTCCGATGGGTGGCTACCATTTACGCAGCAGTCGGGTGGTATTGTTGCTGGCGCTGGTCTATTGACCAACCGCACGATGCAAGTTTACAGCGGCTATGAGCAGTCGCTTCCCGCTTTGTACGACACCAACACCGACCTTAATGGAGTTCTGTACAATGTAAACGGAACGGACTATTTTTACGTGCTATCTGACGAGCTGGGCTTTGCAAACACAAGCACGGAATCCACGCAAAAGGTAATCTACATTCCCGCAGGCCCCGCAAGCATAGATTCGTTTTTGGGGGTTGTACCAACCGAGGACTACACTATTTCGCTTATTAGCGATAGCGCAGCAGTCAACTACAAAGCACGGGTCGAAGCCGATGGGGGAACGTGCGAAGGATTCGCCTGCCTACGTGCGGCACTTGCCGAATTGGGTTACGAGGAAAATGCTACCGACTACAATTACGAGTTGGTTTGCGAGCCGAAGTACACGCCAGTACGTCTTACGTTTATTAACCGCTTTGGCGTTAGCGACTTTGTTACTTTCTTTAAGGTCTCAACAAGAAGCGGAGCCGTAACACGTGAAAGCTATATGCCGCAGTTGAACCAGCCATTCAACGTTTCGCAACAAGTTCAGTATCGTAACTTTGACGTAAACAGCCGTGAAACGATTGTGCTAAATACGGGCTGGGTGGACGAGAACTACGACGACGTTATCCGTGAAATCCTTATGAGTGAAAAATGCTCCATCAATTACGAAGGAGTAGAGTTTACCGTTAACCCGCAAGATACTGGAATACAATACCTTAAAGAGGTTAACGACCGAAACATTAATTACACCTTGACGTTTGATATTGCTTGGGATATTAGAAACAATGCACGATGAGGAACAAGGTTACAATTTTTGTAGGCGAGCAAGAGCTTGACGTATTCCAAGACGAGGATATTACGATTAACCTATCGGTTCAAAACATACAAGACATAAGCAAGGTCTTTACTGACTTTACGCAGGGGTTTAGCGTTCCCGCTTCGCCACGTAACAACGCCATCTTTGAGCATTACTACCGCACGGATATTGTGGGTGGTGCTGACTACCGATTAAGAGCCGATGGACGCATTGAAATCAACGGGTTGGTATTTCGGTATGGCTCTATTGAATTGGAGGGCGTACAAATGCGTAAGAACGCTCCTTACGCTTATGATATTACGTTTTATGGATTGCTGGTTAACCTAACCGACATTTTCGGGGAGGACTACTTGTACGACCTTGAAGGGTTGTCGGATTACAACCACGACTACGACCAGCGACAGGTTTACAATGGACTTGTAGGCACGTTGCTTGACCCAGTGCGTTATCCGCTTATTTCAGCGAAGGACGTTTGGTTTTACGATTCAAACAATGGAAACCACGACCCGAATAACATTCACTTTCACAACGAAAACGAAACGCACGGCATTCAGTATTATGACCTAAAGCCAGCGATAACCATTGAGGCAATTATTGAGGCCATTGAAACAAAATACGGCATTACAATAAACCTTACCGGCGTTGAGAACTTTGAAAACCTGTATATGTGGTGTCACCGCCACGCTGGGTATATGTACAAGGATATTCCAACCGCAATGCGGTGGACGCAGGTTATAGCTCCCTCCCCGTACTCCGTAATTACTACCGACTGGTGGAATTATTCTACAAGCACGTTTACACCGCAGGGAATTACTGGCTCTGGGAATGTTTACGATATGCTTATTTCGATAGACGTTGGTGCTTATGCAAACGAATATACGATTGGTGTTTTTATTGACGGAGTCCTTTATGCACAGCAGGCACAAACCGGCTCTGCTGTTTTTGTTTTTTCGGAAATTCCAGTAACCAACAATTCAAATGTTTATTTTGCGTTTAAACAATCCACCAACGAAACCAGTAGTTGTACAGTTGACGAAGTAGCGATAGAATTATCCTTTTCGCCCAACACGCAATACGTTTCAGCATACAATTCCGGCGCACAAGCGGCTATTGGCGTTGTCGATATTCCTTCTTTGATGCCAGAGCAAAAGGTTACTGACTTTTTGGCTTCGCTTTGCAAAATGTTCAACTTGGTAATTATTCCAACGAGCGACACGGAGTTTGACCTTTTGCCTCTTGACGAATGGTATGGTGATGGCACGGACGTTGACCTATCGCAATACTTTGACATAACAGAAAGCCAAGTAGAACGCCCACAACTGTACAAGCAAATCAATTTCAAGTATAACGAAACAGGGGCAATTACAGGCGAAGAATACCGCCTTACTAACGACGTGGGTTATGGCGACCTTCGCTCCAACTTCGTTTTTGACACGGACGATGAGCTTGCGGTAGAGCCGCAGTTCGACCAGATGCTCTTTACTCGGCTTACCGACCAAGATACGAACGTATTAACAAACGTATTGGCGGGCTATGCAATAACACGAGAACTAGAAACCTATTTAGGGCAGCCGTTTTTGTTTTATATGACACCTGGATTTGACCTTATTACAGCTCCAGGTACTGCGGTAATTGGATTTGTAGATGAATCGGAAACAATCGTCCCAGGCGATAGCTGCGTTGCTATTGATGTGTTAAATTTTGCAAGCAGTTCAAGCGGCTATTCCAACGGAGCAAACGTAACGAGTACGAACTTCGGAGCAGACCTTGACCCGTACTTTCTGCAGTCGGTTAATAAGTCACTTTACAATGAATACTGGAGCGACTACATTACGGACTTGTACAACCCCAGCCGTAGATTAGTGCGGGTTCCTGCGATTTTGCCACTTGGCAAGATTCTAAACTTCGACCTAAAAAATAAGTTAACCTGGAACGGGCAGAGGTGGTTGGTTAACAACGTAAGTATAAACCTAACGACAGGACGAGCCGAGTTTGAGTTATTAAACAATGTATGAGGGATAGCTATTTAGGTTACTTGGTAGAGGTGCTTAACAACGAACCACTACTGGGCGTATCGCACGAAGTGGAAATTGCAAAAGGCACTTACAAGCTCACGGAAGACAAAATAGAGGAAAAACTGAAGATATGGCGGTTGTCGAAACTGTAAAGATTGAGGGCGATGGTTCTGGCTTGGAGGATAGCATTAAAGGGCTAAACAAAGAGGCGGGCAAACTCCGAGACACCATCGAGGAAGTAGGCAAGACCACTAAAACCGCCTTCGATAAAACCGAGAAATCCGTTGAGGGTGTTCAAAGGGAAGTTGAGAAGACCAACAGCTCTTTCAAGGAATTAGCCAATAGCGCAAAGAGTATCGCCCTTGTTTCGGTTGCCCTTGATACGGCTACGGAGGCATTTGCTGCCAACCAAGCCGTAGTCGATATTTTCAACACCGCCCTCGGAGCGGTTCAATTAACCGTCTCCAGAATCATTGATAGTTTCACCAAAGGCACGGCATTAAACTTGGGTACAGTTATTTCGGACGCTTCCGAGGTTGTGCAACTTGAAAAAGAAGCAGCAAGAGCAGCGGCCCAACGAACAGCGGTACAATTAGAATACCAGTTGCTAGCCGAGCAGGCAAGGCAGGTTCGTGACGACGAGCAAAAGAGCATTGAGGATAGAATAGAGGCCAATTCACTAGTTAGCGACATCCTAACCGAACAACTTGCAAAAGAGAAGGAATTGGTACAGGCATCTGTTGCTGCGGCAGAAGCGCAGTTTTCCAAGTTACCAAGCATTGAGAACGAGGTTGCCTTGATTCAAGCACGAACCGAATTGATAGATATTGAGGAGCGAGTTGCTGGCCAGCGATCGGAGTTCCTTATGAATCAAATGTCGCTAAACAGAGAGCAGCAGACGTACAACGAATTGCTCTTGAAGAATGGCGAAATAATCGAAGGTGAGCAATCCGTAATTATTCAATTTAGCGAGAATCGCAGAACGGCACTCGAAGACGAATATGCTGCCCAAACAAAAATTCTCGATATTGAAATTCAGATTGCCAAAGCTCGTCTTGATTCGGCCAAAGAAGGAACCGTTGCCCAGCAAGAGGCATACGATGCGTATTTACAATTAACAAGGGATAAGGGAGTATTAGACGCAGAGTACGCAAGGAATAGCAAGGAACTCGACAAGGAGGTTGCCTCTGCTCGCTTCCAAATGGCAAAGGATGGTTTGTCGGCCATTAGTCAACTATCTGCTGCGTTTGCTGGTGAGGACGAGGCCTCTAAAAAGAAGCAGTTTGAGTTCCAAAAAAAGCTATCCCTTGCTTCTGCGGTCGTTAGTGGTATTGAAGCCGTGCAGAACGCATACAAGACCGCACAAGCGTCTCCGTACACTATTGCCTTTCCTGCGTATCCATTTGTACAAGCGGGCCTTGCGGCAGCGTTTAGCGGAGCGCAAATTGCAGCAATCGCACGAAGCCAATTTGAATCGCCAGAAACAGGCAGTACCGACTACGGAGGTGGCTCGTCTGCCGCCCCTTCAGCATCAAGCGCACCGCAGTTTAACGTTGTAGGACGTAGCGGTATAAACCAGTTAGCAGAATCGGTGAATGCAGTAAACAATCGCCCCGTCCGTGCCTACGTGGTAGCGGGTGAGGTTACTTCACAACAGAACTTAAATAGACGCAGAGCAAGAACAGCAACATTCGGATAATGAAAGTAATTGAATTAGTTTTAGAGGACACGGAAGGGCTTAATGGTATCAATGCCATAAGCATCGTTGAGCATCCCGCTATTGAGGAGAACTTTATTACCCTGTCAAAGGAACACGAAGTACAGTTCGCCAAACAAGACGAGGAAAAGCGAATCCTTATGGGCGCAGCTTTAATTCCCAACAAGACCATCTACCGCAACCAAGGAGGGGAAGAGTTTTACGTTTACTTCTCAAAGGAGACGGTACGCAAGGCATCCGAACTATTCCTTATGCGTGGCTACCAAGGCAACACAACGCTCGAACACGCAGCGGAGCTTAATGGCTTGTCGGTTGTTGAATCGTGGATTATTGAAGACCCCAAAAAGGACAAGACGGCTATCTACGGAATGGAGTTGCCCGAAGGGACTTGGATGGTTTCTATGAAAGTCAATAACGAAGACGTTTGGGAGAACTACGTTAAAACAGGCCGTGTAAAGGGCTTCTCAATAGAGGGCTACTTTGTTGACAAGTTGCAAATGGAATCCCACTTGGAACGCATCGAGGAAGAAGAAGCCGAGTTCCTGCTTTCTAATATTATTGCCAAAATCAAAAAGGACGGCCGCCTAAAAAGCAAGAAGCGAATCGAAATGGAATCGTACAGCGACTACCCAGAGGCAGTTCGCAATAACGCAAAGCGTGGTATCGAGCTAAACGAGAAAGGCGGTAACAAATGCGCTACGCAAGTCGGCAAGATACGAGCGCAGCAACTCGCAGACGGAAAGCCAATAAGCGTAGAAACAATTAGCCGTATGTACTCGTACCTATCAAGAGCCGAAACATACTATGACGAAGGAGATACCGAAGCGTGCGGTACTATTAGCTACTTGCTATGGGGCGGGCTTGCCGCAAAGCGTTGGTCTGAATCTAAATTAAAAGAACTCGGTAAATTATGAAAGAGACACCATCCCGCACTTCACCCAAGAACGGCAAGCGTGGCTGCCTATGCAAAAACAACACCTATTCCTCCAAATGCTGCGATGGTTCACTCCGAGCGCAGGGAGTAGGCCCAGTGAACAAAGCCCCGAATTTGTAACAATCCAATAACCATTTAATTAGTTGAATTATGAAGGCAAGTGAAATTTTCACCAAGTTCTTTGCGGAGCTATCCGCAGTAGAAGAAGAAGTTAAGTTGGCGCAAGCCAAACTTGACAACGGCACTGTCCTTGAAGCCGAAGCATTTGAAGCAGGCCAACCCATCTTTATCGTTAGCGAAGAAGACCGCATCGCCGTTCCAGTAGGTGAATACCTGATGGAAGACGGACGTGTTTTGGTCGTTACCGAAGAAGGCGTTGTTGGCGAAATCAAAGAAGCAGCAGCCGAAGAGGAAACACCAGAGGTAGAAGTAGAGGTAGAAGCCGCTATGGAGCCGTCTGTTGAAGACAAAATCAAAGAGGTGGTTATGCCCCTCATTGAGGAAATGAAGGCGGAGTTGTCCGCTATGCGTGAGGAAATGGGTTCTTACAAGAAGAAGCAAGAAATGTCTTCTGACGTACCAGCCGCTTCCCCTATTAAACATAACCCCGAAGGAAAGACCAAGGAAGTTGTAAACCTGTCGCAGAACGCAACAGAGTCAGCCCTTGACCGTGTCCTTGCACGACTTAACAAATAAACCAAAATAACAAATGCCTACTAACACTTCTATCACCACTACGTATGCTGGCGAGTTCGCTGGTAAATACGTTGCTGCCGCTCTGTTGAGCGCACCTACCTTGGACAAAGGCCTTATCGAGGTTATGCCCAACGTATTGTACAAATCCGTTATCCAAAAGGTTAACACGGACGACATTTTGAAGGACGCTACTTGCGACTTCGACCCTACTTCTACCGTTACCTTGACCGAGCGTGTTTTGACCTTGGAAGAGTTCCAAGTTAACTTGCAAATGTGCAAAAAGGACTTCGAGCAAACTTGGCAAGCCGTTGAGATGGGCTATTCTGCATTCAAGAATATCCCCGCCTCCTTTACCGACTTCTTGATTGCTTACGCTGCCGA